CGGCAACGGGCAACTCCTGCCACGCGGCGGCAACGGGCGACTCCGGCCACGCGGAGGCAACGGGCAACTACGGCCACGCGGCGGCAACGGGCAACTCCGGCTGTGCATTTTCTGGATTCGGTGGCACCGCGAAGGCATCGGCCACCGGATCATTCGCTGTCGCGTGGTATGACAAAGTGGAGAAACGCGCCAGATTGATTGTTGGAACGCCCGGAGAAAATGGCATCAAGCCGGACGTGCCATATCGCGTGGACGATAACGGAAAACTTAAGGAAGTCAAGTGACAACCGCCCTCATCCTCCTCGCGCTCGGCATCGGCTGCGCGGTTGAGTTTGCGCTGTTCACGTTCATGCTGGGATCGACGATATGACCGACAAGACGAATCATCCGTGCTACGTCGGTTTCAAATCTTGCGGCTGCGCTGTCGCTGCCTGCGTTGACGGGCCAGAGTATGCGAAGGAAACGGCAAAAACGCTTGGCGAATGGGTGAATGGCGGGCTGACAATCGAACGTAAGACGGTCGGGTGGGTGCGCGAGAACCTACACTTTTGCTCGCATAACAAGCAAGAGGCATTGCCGCTATGACCGACTGGTCGCTGATCCTGATGGCGGGCGCGCTGGCGATCCTGATCGTGGACTGCCTCAGCAAGCGCAGGAAGCGCCGGGAGGATGCGGCGTGGGAAAGGGCGCGGCGTGACCTTGGACGTAACTTATAGGAGACGATGATGGATAGCAATATGAACCGTAATGAATGGCAGTTTGAATACACGGCAATCACCATTGCCGTGGCAGCGGAAGCGCAGCGAGATTACCGGGAATCCCGTGTCAAGGCATGGGAGGATAAGAAAACCGAAGTTATGACGCGCATCAGGGAAAGCGGCATTGGCATACATGAGGGTGTCTCGGACAAGATGGCAAGCTACAGCAACGCTGCGCACGGTTTCGGGCCGCAAATAACTATAGACGCCACCATGCAAGAGGACCTGACGGAGTGCGCCACCAAGATCAAAACGCACAGACAGGCGGTGACTGATTACAACGGATGGATTCAGGTATTGCGCGCCAATCCAGAAGCGCGGCTGAAACTCAAGCATGACGACTGGATGTATTTCTTCGGCAAGTGACATTCCTTGGGGCGAGTGAAATGAGCGACAGGACTCCTCGATTCGGTGAGTGGATGAGGGGCATCTATGCGAGTGAAACAAATCCTATTCGGGATGGCATGTATGTCCGCACCATTACCCGCACCGGGCGACTCAACCACGGCACCTTTTACGAACTCACGGACGGCAACGGGAAGTTTTGGAGCTACCCTGCTGCGTCAACTGTATTTTTGGAGGAACGGCCATGATCGAGAATTCCGAGCGCAGGGGCAAGAAATGACCAAGCCGAAGCGCATGGAGCCGGTGAAGGCGTGGGCGACGATAGACGATGCTGGAATTTATGAGCCATACGTGTTTCATACGCGCTCTCAAGCGAGGGCTGACATGAGACAGGCTCAAGCGAATGCAGATGATGGTAAGTTTCGCATCGCCCGCGTCGAGATCAGGGAGATCAAGTGAACGTCCGCCTGATCCTGGACGCCATCGACGCGCTGGACGAGGCGCGGCGGATATTGCGAACCGGCATGGGTAGCGTTGACGAGCAAATGCGCGTCGCCAATCACTGTTCCATTAGATCGTTCGCTTTGAAACGGGCGCTGGAACGGGAATGCCCGGAGATCAAGTTGAGGGAGGAAGCATGAAAACACTTTGCATTTATCACGGAAACTGCGCGGACGGATTTGGAGCTGCTTGGGTCGTGCGACGCGCACTTCGGGAAAGCGTCGAATTCCATGCTGGTGTTTACCAGACGCAACCGCCACCAGTCGAAGGTCGCAACGTGCTGATGGTGGATTTCAGTTACAAGCGTCCAGTGCTGTTAGAAATGGCGAAGGTGGCCAATACAGTCTGCATCATCGACCACCACAAAACAGCGGCAGAAGACTTGATCGACCTGCCGGGTAACGTGTTGACAGTGTTCGACATGGAGCACAGTGGCGCAATGTTGACTTGGCTGCACTACTTCAAGGATGAGGAACCACCGCCCCTATTGCGTCACATCGAGGACCGCGACTTGTGGCGCTTTGCCCTGCCGGGGACGCGGGAGATACAGGCCAACGTGTTCAGTTATCCCTACGACTTCGCTGTGTGGGACAGGCTGATGAACACGAACCCTGAAATCCTGCGCGAGGAAGGTGCCGCCATCGAGCGCAAGCACTTTAAGGACATTGATGAACTGATTACCGTTGTCACAAGACGCATGGTGATCGGTGGTCACAATGTCCCGGTTGCAAACTTGCCCTATACGCTCACAAGCGACGCAGGGCATAAGTTGGCGAAGGGCGAGCCGTTTGCTTGCTGCTATTGGGATACACCTGACGGTCGCATTTTCAGCTTGCGAAGCAACGGGGGATTGGACGTGTCGGCAATCGCCAAGAAATACGGTGGCGGCGGTCACAAGGACGCAAGCGGATTTAAGGTGTCATACGAACAAGCGCAGACATTTGAGGTAATAAAGTGACCCCAATCGAGCAACGCCTGAAATCCGTGCGCGACGCGATGGGCGACAAGTATATCTGCCACAAGTCGCGGCAGGTCAAGCGTCTCGCGCAACCGCTGGCGGATTCGGCGGGCACGGATATCCGGGAGACGTTCCGCAAACTGGCAGATCAGCCGCAGATCGTGGTGGCGAAATGACCGCTGTCCCCCTCTCCATCCAGATCCAGCGCATCGCCTCTCGCGTGGCGCAGCTTGAGAAATTCTTAGCCGTGTGTCCCGGTGACACCCTGACGCGCCGGGAGAAGGAATGCGAACTCGCCGAGTACCGGGCAATCGAGGCGTCGCTGGTCGGGCTGGACGCGGCGCTGAGGGTGGGATGAATACAACCTTACAGAACGTCGGCGAGCTCGATCGCAAGACCTATCTTGGCAGCAGCGATATCGCCTCCATCATGGGACTCGGCGCCTACGGCCGCACCGCCTATACCACCTACTGCGCGAAGATCGGCGAGGCGGTCACTGAAATGGACGCGAGCGACCGGAAGTTTCTTGAGCGCAGGAAGCGCTGGGAGGGACCGATCGTCGAAATGCTGCGCGAGGAATTCGGTGGCGAGATCACCGGCATCAATCAGCGCTACATCGACCCCGAGCATGACTTCATGGCGTCCGAGATCGACGCCGAGTGGATCGACGCCGATGGTGCCACGCAGAATATCGAGATCAAGACGGTTTCCCCCTTCGCATTCGGCGAGCGCTTCGGGTGGGGCGAGCCCGGGACGTCCGATGTTCCGGTGCACTACGCGGCCCAAGTCATGTACGGACTGATGATCACCGGCCGGCAGACCTGCATTGTTGCCGCGATGGTCGGGTTGGACAACATGATCTTCTATCGGATCGAGCGCGACGACGAGACGATCGCGGCGATGCGCGCCGCCGCCGTGGAGTTCTGGACGCAGAACGTGCTCGCCCGCGCGCCGCCTGATCCGCAATCGATGAGCGACCTGAAGCGCATCATGGAACGCCAACGTGGATGCCCGGTTGAGTTGCAGGCCGAAGTGCGCGCCAAGCTCGACAAGCTGCGTCAGGTGCGAGAGGGCATCAAAGCTATGGAGAGCGAGGAAGAAGCGCTCGCTTTCGAGGTAGGCGACTACGTGCGCCGTCAATGGGCGCGGCCCGACGTTGAACCCGGAGACTGCGTGTTGCTGTTTGGCGGGCAGAAGGTGGCGACGTGGGCCAAGCAGCGCGGTGCGTTCCTCGATCAGAAGCGACTCGGCATTGAAAGACCGGAGATCATCAAGCAATTCACCAAGGAGCACTTTTACCGCGTGCTCCGATTCCCCAAACCCAAAGGAGCATGACGATGTCAGCAGTACTGAACGAGAAGGACACGCAGAACCCGTTTAACGCCCCAGCCCTTGCCCGCAAGGAATTCAGCGCGGTCGAGGCGTTACAGGCGCGCAATGAAACTGCGGCGACGGCGGTCGCGGCCCAAGCTAAAGCGATGGTCGAATCCCGCTACGTCATGGCATTGCGCCGGCCGCGCAATTGGGACCAGGTGCGCCAAGACCTGCTGAAAGAATGCCGGCGCCCGAGCTTCGCGCACAACAAGTCCGCGCTCTACAACAAGCCTATCGGCAAGGGCGTCGAAGGACTCGGCATCCGGTTCGTGGAAGTCGCGCTGCGTTGCATGACTAACGTGCTGTGCGAATCGGTGATGGTCTACTCAGACGACGAGCGCGAGATTCACCGGGTCAGCGTGACCGATCTGGAAAACAACAACACCTGGCCGATGGATGTCACGGTGAACAAGACCGTAGAGCGCAGCAAGCCGCTGGACGACGGCAGCTACATCAGCGTTAGGACGAACAGCTACGGCAAGAAGTCCTACACCGTGCCGGCGACCGATGATGATCTTCTGAATAAGAGGCTTGCGTTGATTTCCAAGGCGCTGCGGACATCCGGGCTGCGCGTAATCCCCGGCGACCTGCAGGACGAAGCGGAGGAAATCATCCGCGAGATCAGGCTGGATTCTGCGGCCAAAGACCCGGACGCCGAGCGCAAGAAGATCGCCGATGCATTTGCCGGAGTGAACGTCAGGGCTGCCGACTTGGAGAAGTACCTCGGCCACAGCTTGGACATCTGCACGCCGATGGAGTTGGTCGAACTTCGAGGACTCTACGGTGCGCTGCGTGATGGCGAGGCGACGTGGAAAACTGTGATGGATAACAAGGCATCACAGACGGGGGACGCGGGAGAAGGCACCGAGAAACCGCAGACCGGCGCCGCCGGGTTGAAGACCGCGGCCACCGGCAAGGGGAAGAAGGATCAACCGGCCGTCAACAAGGAGACCGGCGAAATCTCCCCTCTCGACACCGTGCGCCGGATCTGCGCCGATGCCGCGGCGATCAAGGACAAGGAGGTCGCGCAGTTGCGCCTCTACGATGCCCGATTCGAGGCGAAGGATTTTACGGGCGGCGACAAGGCGGAAGCCGAGCAGTTGATTGCGAACGCGGCGGCTGAGATCGACGGGAAGCTGGTGTAGTAGCCGACCGGACACCGGCCCGTGTGTCCACAGGAGTCCCGTGCCGGCGCGGGTATCACCGGAAACTTTTTAACAGGAGACGACAATGAAGTTTCGCCGCAAGCCAGTCGAACGCACGCTCGTCGATGCGCTCAAGGGAGCGAGCCATTACACGGTGCAGTGGCCGGACGGATTAATCAGCAACGTCCCGCTCGAAGACTTCGAGCACGACTATGCCCCTGCGCACGCATCACCGGAGAAGAAGCCACGGAAGCCGCGCAAGAATCTCGGCGTGTTGGCGCCGCCATCAGTAGGCAAGCCGCAGTGAACACCGAGGCCATCAGCGTGTCGATGTCTGAACTTGAAACGGCGTGGACGAAAAAGCACGACGCTGGCGAGGACTTCAAAACGCTGTGCGAGGCGGTAGCCGTCAAGGCGCAGTGCGAGCCGTCTGTGCTCAAGACCTACATCAGCGCCCGCATGCAGGACAAGTTGGACGCGCAGGCGAAGAAGGCTGAACAACTCGGTTTCCTGTTCGACAACCTGGGGGCGTGACATGACCGCCAAGCAGCGTGACATGACCAGCGAAGTGAATTGGAGGCGTGATTCGGATATGGTGTTTACTGCGGTCAGCACGTCTGGCGCGAGGTCAATTGAGGAAGCAAAGCGTATGGTTGTGCTGTTTTATGCGCCCGATATGTCCATCTCTCGTGCTGGTATCAGCCACGCGCTAGGACGATTGGAAAAGCACTGGAAAGGAGTGAAGCCAACATGACCCCTCCGCAGCGGGACCGGATCGCGCGGGCAGCGATGCGGTGGGCCAGAGAACACGGAGACCTAAGCGAGCCGTGGACATGCAAGAAATGCGTAAGATTAGTCAAAGCCTGCGCCGCCGCGAAGAAGGAGAAGAGGAAATGAGCATACGTGATGGGCAGGATTACATTGACGAATTGCAACGCGAACTCGCCGCCATCAAGGCTGACATCGCCCGGCACGTTGCGGTTGCCGCTGAACTGGCGACCGAGCTTGCGACGGAGAAGGCGCTGCTGGACTGGCTGGACAAGACCGGGCGCGAGGAAGGGCACGGGTTCTGCCACGTGGGATACGGTGATTACCGATACTACGCGCACAAGTGGCATGGCAAGCAACAATATCCATCGGCACGACAGACAATAATCGACGCCATGAAGGAGACGAGAGGATGACCGCAGTCCTGTCGGACAACCGCCAGTATCGCTACCGGCTGACGCGGGAGTTCGGACATTTAGGTGACTCGTGTTGCTTCATCATGCTCAATCCATCCACGGCGGATGAGACGCAAGACGATCCGACTATCCGGCGGTGCAAGGGCTTCGCTGCGCGGTTCGGTCGCGGGACGCTGGAAGTGGTGAACCTGTTTGCGTGGCGCGCGACGAATCCGCGCGACCTGATCGACTCGTGCGAGGCCGGGATCGACATCATCGGCCCGGAGAATGACCGGCATATTGTCGAGGCTGTGAACGCAGCCACGCTCGTAATCTGCGCGTGGGGGAATCACGGCACGTATGGCGGGCGTAACAAGGCAGTGCTGGACCTGATCCGAGCGCAAGGTGTAGTCCCGAAAGCTCTACGGATCAACGCGAAGTCGCTGCAACCGGCGCATCCTCTCTACTTGCCGGGCGGCCTGACACCGATGGAGATTGCCAAATGAGCATGTGTCCCGACTGCAAGGAAGTGGCGGCAGCGGTTTGCGAGGGACTGTGGATGAGCACTAGTGATACTGCTATGAGTCCGCAGAGACAGTGTGCCGTCGCCATCCGCGCCCTGCCGACGAAGGAGCCGTCCAGCCTCATGGCGACAGGCAGCGAGATTCACTCTCCGAATACGATGGAGATCACGGGTGTCCAATACAGAACCTTGGTCTGGCCCGCGCAATGCTCATGTGGGCATCTGTTCCTTGAGCGGTATGTGTGGAAACAGCCCAACGAGAACGGCGAGGTTGGGTTTTCATGGTGCGGGTTTTGCAGAACTCGATTGCCCAAGAAGGCTCGTTTTGATAAAACAGCGTGCTCTCAATGCGGCGCTGAGTTTGGCCCCGGTGATGGCGGGTATTCTCACTGCGAAAGCCATCGTGCGGGCACCCAACAGAATGCAGCTCCGGGGCAGGTTGCCATTGGCGCGAGCGTGGAAACGGCTGAGGCCGTAAGAACGCCTGCCCCGGACGCGGCACCGGGGATGCCGGAGGAGCCAGAACTCATAAGGCTATGGCGCGATGCAAGGTTTGCTAAGCCGGGGGGAAAGTTCCCAACACTCGATTACATCGACGCGCTCCATACCATCGCCCTCGCCGAGCACGAGAGGGCGGTGCGCGTAGCGGGGGAGCGGGATGAGGCGCAACAAAACTATAGATTCATGGTCGAACGAGCCGCAAACGAGAAACTGGAGGGATACCGAGAACTGGGTGCTAAATGTGCTGCGGCAGAGGAACGCGCCGAGTCCGCCGAGCGCACTGTAGCCGAGTGCAAGCGCATCATTGACAACGGGAAGGCCGCGCTCAAAGAGGAAAAGACTCACGCCGACGAACTGCGGCTACTGAAAGAGTCCGCCGAGCGCCGCGTCGCGGAGTTGGAGGGCCTTCTTCGGGAGACCCAGAACGGTAGCAACAAGTCGTATGCTGCTACTGAGGATTGGCATAGACGAGTGAGAGCAGTCCTCGCAGGAGGCGCAAATGTTTCCGTTTCATAGCAGAAAATTGGCCGCTGCGTTTGATCAGTATTTGAACAGCCCGTTCCGCCGAAAGAAATATACCGGAACTCTGGATGTAGAAGCAATTGAGTGGGCAATCAGCTTACTGCAACGACACCCAGGCGTTATGAAAAATCCGAACAGCAAAATGTGGCTTGATCGACTGCGGGCAAATCTGCACCGCTACAAGCTGGAGACTGAAGCAGGAGGCGCAAATGCCGCTGAGTGACTCTGATATTGATTCTCTTGAACTTTCCTACCCTGAACTATGTTTTTCACCAGAGAAACGGATGCTCTGCGCCCAGGCCCGCGAGGCCAACGCCCTGCGCGAACAGGTTGCTTTCCTCGAACGCTTTGCCGATCCACCTGACATGAAAACAGGTAAGACGACGAGGGACGCCCTGCGCGAGCGGCTGGCGGCGGCGATGGCTGAAATCAAGGAACTGAATCAGATGGGATTCACTCACCAGAACGCGGAATCTCTGGTACGGGACATGAAGGATGCGGAAATACTACGAATGATTGAAGCAGTTGCACCGCAGACTGTTGCCACATGGCGAGAGACACTCGCCCGCGAGGTGCAACGTGGCTGATCTCACGACGGAACTGGTGGATGTGCTGGAGTATTCGCGGGATAACCTGAAACACACTCGCTGCGTTGACGACGATGCCTCCAAGTGTCCGGGCTGCTCCGCAGAATCTCAGATTGACACAATCCTCTCCCGCATCCGCAGCGGGGAAGTGTGCGTGGTGCAGTTGCTCGGTGCAATCAAACTCGCGGTGTTGTTCCACGATACCTACGAACGTCTAGCCCCTCAGTATGGCTATGAGACTCGGCAGGAAACGCGGCTGTTCAACGCGGCAACACCAAACGGTAAGCTAATGATTGCGGTGTGCAGGGAATTACGTGACACGCTCGCCGCGAGCGCGGAAGACGGATAGATGCACACTTGTCATTGGCCCGGTTGCGGCAAGCCCGTTCCTCCTGCAATGTGGGGGTGTAGAGAGCATTGGTTTAAGTTGCCCAAGCCGTTGCGCGATGCGATTTGGAAAGAATACATGCCTGGGCAGGAGAAAACAAAGACTCCAAGTGATCGCTACTTGGTTGTTGCTGCCCTCGTCCAAGGGTGGATTGCAGGGAAGGTAACGGTCAACAAAGACGGGAGCATAATCGTTCTCGAAGATTTACGGGTGAGCGCGGGAGACGGGAATGGGTGACTTAACACTTGCGTCAGTTAGAGAGCTAATGCGAACGATTGAGTGCCCACCCGTTTACCCCTTTGCATTTGAGTTTGCAGGGATGAAAGTAATTGAGGCCCCAGAACATCCAGTGCTGCAACTCAGCGCTGACTTTCGGTGGTGTGGCGACGAATTCCGCCGCGACATGAACCGATGGCTGTTATCAGTGTTCGGCGCGCGGAGCATAGTGCCATCTGGCAAGGCTTACATAATGCTAGGCCATTCTGTAGTGATGCGTCGAGAAGATGTAGTGAAAGTAACGAATCTGACGTGAGGATCAACCATGCCTGACTTCGCGACACGGCTGCGGGAACTGATGGAGAAAGCGACGCCTGGGCCGTGGAAGGCTATGCGCTATGCGTTTGGTGATTGGCTATGGGTTTTATATGGCTATGCCAACAAGATGATTGCGCACAATTCAGACGACCACGGCGAGGACCTTGAGCTTGCGGCCCTCCTCCGCAACCACGCCGCCGCGATACTGGCGCTGGTGTCCAAAGCAAAGTCCGTGACAGACGCAAGCCTGATGGGCGATCTTGGATTGGCCGATCTAACCGCGCTACGCGAAGCGCTCAAGGCGCTGGACGAGGGGGAGTGATGAGTACCCTGCTCACGCTCAAGGACGTGGCCGCGAGCTTCAAGGTCAGCACGCGCACCATTCGCCGGGAGATCGCGGCGGGGAAGCTCAAGACCATCAAGGTCGGCGGCTGTATTAGAATCGACTCCGACGAACTCGAAAACTACAAGCGTACCCACACATGCCAGTACGTCGCCACGGCGAAGGATGGGAGGCCCGCGTGCAGTTTGCCGGCCGACGATTTGGCAAAACTTTTGCGTCTAAGCGTGATGCCCAGGAGTGGGAGGCCCGCTACCGATCAAGGATCACGGATAGTCGAGTTGGCCGAAGCCCGCGCTACTCGCTCACGGAAGCCGTCAACCGTTGGCTGACCGGGGAAGCCAAGGGGCTGCGCTCCTACGACAACCTGCTGGAAAAAACGCGGGTGATCTACCCGCACATTCAGGGGCGCATGCTGGTCGACGTCGGGGAGGCCGCGGAGTCGATCAAGCGGGCGGGGGAGGGGCTGAAACCGGCCACACTCAATCGCAGGCTGGCGATCCTGCGCCGGGTTGCCAGGCTGGCTTTCAGGGTGTGGGGCTGGCTCGATCAGGATCTCGCTGGCAGGGTCACCATGTTACCGGGGGAGACACAGCGGCACGTCTATCTGACTCTCCCACAGGCTCGCCGGCTGATCGCCGCGGCACGAGGCCGGGCCCGGGAGGCAATACGCTGGACGCTGCTGACTGGATTGAGGCGGGGCGAGCTGCTGGCCGTGACGCCAGAGAGCTTTCGGGATGGGGCGATTGTGCTGTCGACCAGCAAATCCGGCCGGCCGCGGATCATCCCGTTACCCCCGGAACTCGACCCCAAGCGTTTCCCCCACGGTATCACCCGGGACGAGCTCAGGAATGGCTACGAGGCCGCCAGAGCACGGGCCGGGCTGTCCGGGGTGCGCTACCACGATTTACGACACACGTATGCCTCTTGGTTGATCCAGGGCGGCGCCATGCCTACTGCCGTGCGGGACCTGCTCGGGCATTCCAGCCTGGCCGTCACGTCCCGGTACGCGCACCTCGGGCGACGTGATCTGTGGCAGGCGGTGCAGGGATTAAGCCTGCGGGGCAGGCGCGGGGCGCGGAAGAAATAACCGGTGGCGCTAAGTAGCTGATTTGTCTATGGTGCCGGGAAAGGGAGTCGAACCCTTACGATCTCGCGACCGCGGGATTTTGAGTCCCCCCGTCCACGGCTGGCAACATTGCCACAGAGGGCGGGACGGGACAGGGCAGGGCAAATCCGGCACCTGGGCGGGGCAGGGGCGGGGCAGACGAGGAGGGTAAAGCATGGGCACTGAAACCGCGATCGCATGGACCCACAGCACGTTCAATCCGTGGTGGGGCTGCACGAAGGTTTCCCCGGCCTGCGATCACTGCTACGCGGAGTCGATTGCGAAAGCCTACGGGCACAGGGTATGGGGGGCCGGCGCGCCGCGGCGCTACTTCGGAGACAAGCACTGGCAGGAGCCGTTGAAGTGGGAGCGGGCCGCGCAAAAGAATGGCAAGCCGCACCGGGTATTCTGCGCGTCTATGGCCGACGTGTTCGACAACGAAGTAGGGCAGGAACACCGGGAACGGCTGTGGTCCTTGATCCTGGAGACGCCTAACCTGACGTGGCAACTGCTCACCAAGCGAATCGGGAACGCGCCCGGAATGCTGCCGGCCGACTTCGGGCCGGATACCTACCCGAACGTATGGGTAGGCATGACCGTGGTCACGCAGGATGAAGTTGACCGGGATATCGGCAAGCTCCGGGCGATCCCGGCGCGGGTGCGCTGGCTATCGGTCGAGCCGCAGCTTGAGGAAATCAGGATACCGGAGGACGTGAATTGGGTTGTTACGGGCGGGGAGTCCGGGGCGAAGGCGCGGCCCTACAGCATCGAATGGGCGCGTTCGGTTGTGAGGCAGTGCCGGGAGATTGGGGCAGTGCCATTTGTGAAGCAAGCCGGGTCGCTCCACAAGGCCGGGGAGTTCACGTCATTCGATCAGTGGGTGAACAAGGCAAAATCTTGGATCGGAGGAACCGGGGCAGCTTGTTTTGACGCGCACGGCCGAGCCTGCGAATATGGCGCTCATTTCATGCGGGCGCGTGACGAAGAGACGTTTCCGGTATCGTACTACGGGCGATGGAAAGACCGTGCCGGCGCAGATCCATCCGAATGGCCGGAGGATATCAGGGTCAGGGAATTTCCCGCATGACGCCTCTCCCACCCCCGCGCCCCTGCCGCGCTTGGCCTGCCGGGTAACTGTTACAATATGTTACAATTTACCTGTTGCTATCCTGTAGCAATGTGCTACAATGATTATGTGGTCAATTGATCACACCGCGCCTCGGGATCAGGGGCACCAAGGATCAAAAATGAAATATCAAGCTGTCCATACATCGCCTAACTTTGTACAATCCGAGTGCTCGGCAAACACAAAAAAATACGTCAATGCATGGGCCAAAAAGTTGAGTGCAGGAAACATCGAGGTCTACAACCAAGCGGGTGATCTGGTCGCCAAGCGCGGCGAAGCGGGCCAACTGGTCTGGACGTTGTGAATCACCCCAACCGCAACTGGCGGCAGCGCATGCAACAGGCTGCCGACCAGTGGCTATCCAGCGCAGCGAGTGTGCTCTACGAGATGCCGCTGCGCCACGACGAGCCGGCGCGCACCAAGGGCCTGCGTGAGCGCGTCCGCCTGGCGTACCTCGCCGGATATCAGGATGGCCGCAAACCCCGCCCCCGCTGACATCCGCGCCGCCCGCGAACGCGCCGGCCTGACGCAGCAGCAGGCCGCTGATCTCGCCGGCGTGAACCGCGTAACATGGGCGAGATACGAGATCGGCGCGCAATCGATGGGCTCCCGGGCGTGGATCTACTGGCTGCACGCGGCCGGGTTGGAGAGGATGCCGTTTAACGCGAGGCCCTAAAAGGGCCGCACGCAGCCCTGCAGGATCGCCTCAATCCTGCCGATATCGTGATACCTCCGAAGCGTTGCTCCAACCAAATTCCGGCCCGTCGTTGTTGGGGTTCAGGCAGTACAAGCCTATCCGGTTGTCGGTGAACTCCAAGTCTCCGCCGACGACGATAACCCCATGCTCCCGCGACAGGACCGAAAGCGCCGTCATGAAGTCGAACAGACGGCGGGGCTTGTCGTTTACTTCACCGGAGCTCGACATTGGGCCTGCACGTCCACCTGGTTGCCCTTCCTTACGTACACGACAGAATCGCAGTATTCCAGGCTCGGAAACACGCTCGGCGCGTAGCCGACGAGCCCGGTGCAGCCGGTGATCAGCGATAAGACGAGGATTAGCGCGAGTCGCATGGTGCCTCCTATGGGGCGATGAGGATGGGGTTGTCGTTGTCAGGATCTGCCGCCGGGCCGCCGCCGAACCTCACGCCCTGGTAGACCCACCAGGAGCGCAACGCTGTCATGCCGTCTTCGATGCAGATTGCCTGCAGGAGGCGGTCTGCGGTCTCCCGATGCGCTTGGGGCAACTTCCCTTCGCGCAGGAACTGGTAGAGCGCGTCGTGCACCAGCGACCCGCGCATAAAATTCTTGGTATCGATCGCCGGCCCACTCGGGCCGTCCCAGGCGTAGCCCTTGCGCACCGTGAGCACTCCGTCCAGCGATAGCCATATGTAGGGCGTGCGGATGGGCTTCGGCGGGCGCAACTCCGTCGCCACCCCGTAGTTCTCGGCGAGCTGGTACTTGTAACCCTCTCGGTATTTGATCTGGTCGCTCACCGGCCAAGCTTCCGCTTCCAGGCTTCCCACGCCTCGCGCAACTCAGACGATCCGATGTGATCGTAGCCTTTGCAATGGGCAGTTTCGTGTTCGATGAGCCATTCGGCTCGTGAGTGGGTGTATATCGTGCAGACGTTGGTGTTGAAAACTTCATCGAAGTCCGTGAACACGCAGGCGAATACGTGGTAGATGATTGGAATGCCGCCGCACTTGGCCGCAACCTCCCACACACTCATGTCCACGATCTGGATTTCGAGTTTGGGGAAATCTTCCGATGGCTTGGTGCTGTAGTCGATCATCGTGCAGGCGCCCGCGATCAAGGCCACTGCGATTGGCAGCGCGATGGGCTTCGAGCGCTGAAGCGATGGCCGATTCACGAGTCCTGCGCTCCGTAGCGAAGATTCTGCGCTGCCCGTCGCGCCCATCCCTTGCCGAATGATTGCCACGTCGAGAGCCGCGTCCAGAAGTCCAACCTCTCCGCGGTGAAGCGCATGATGATGTCGGACTCGCTCATCGCGGCGACGGCGGCCTTCGTCACCGGCCCCCAGTACCCGTCGTCCGCCACACCCACTGCGGCCTGGAGCTTGCGTACCGCTGTCCCGATACCGCTGTTAATCGCAAAGTCGAGCGCCTGGAACGCCACACCGTCATACATCTCGTCGGCATGGATGCGGGTCCAGAAGTCGCGCCGGTAGATTTCCTTGGCGTCGAGTCTGGTCAAGTTCTTGACGTCGATATCAGGATAGGACCGCTTCGATATGCCCCACTTGGTCTCGCCGCCAGGATCGTTGGGATCGTCGACGTAGCCGCCCTCGTGCCCCATCAGCCGGTCGAATGCGATGTCGAAGTTCATGGCTTTAGCTGTCCTATCGGGATGTATCCTTTGGCGACCAGCCAAGCAAACAGCGCAGCGAGCACCGCCCCACCCGCCCAAAGAATCTTTTTAACAATCGATCGGCCAATGTCCTCATAAATTGAAGCGAGGATGGCTTCTTTGATTTCGTCGACTTGCTCGTCTGAAAGTCCTCCATGGGTTCTCCGTTCGGTGTGCGGCCACCCCTGGTCGTCCTGGCCAGATTGATAAAGGGTTCGTTTCATTTGGTCGTGCTCCTCCAGCACCTTTCGCAGTGTGCGGGGGTGTTCGCACTTTTTCAGATCGTCGTCCACGCTGTCCTCCTATCCACCGCGCGAGCCCATGATGAAACCGCGCAGCGTGTAGGTGCGGCCCGACGTCGGTGTCATGTAGGGTGTGAGTGTCGCAATGCTCGTCGTGACGGATGCATTGCAAATGCTTGCAACACTGCCAGCCGGATCGTCCCAGGTAGCTATCACGCGGGGTTGCTGCGAAAAAGCGCCATCCTTGTAGGTGAATGCCACTGTGGGATTGGCGGCAATCGATGCGCCGTTCGAGGTGATATTGACCTCGAACCATGTATCCGTTCCGGCAACGGATGCGATCGATGCCGTGTCGCCCCATCCCGCCCCGAGCGCGAAATCGCCAGAGACAACGGCGGTTCCAGTAGCGTGGATACGCCGTACGCCGATGTCCTGCTTGGTATACAGCGTCGGCTGGTCTCCGGCATATGCTGCACTGGAGTTGCTGCCGTAGGCAAAAAGGAAGTTGCTTCTCGTCCCGTTGTCGGTCACGACATTGCGGTGCAGCCCGGGTGCCACGAATAAATTACCTTCGGCGCCTGCGTCGATCTGCAACTGCGGATTGGACGTTCCGCCATTGTTGCCGTCCTGCATGCCGACACCAAAGAAGTAGTGCGGGCCGGCGCCTGTGACCAGCCTCACACCGAATCCCGTGTTAAACTCGTTGTGGCCGCCGATGTGTGTGTTGCCGGTAGATTTACCTATCCTGATACCGTCACCGCTGTTTGTCTGCGTGAACAGGTGCGTGCAGGTTCCGTTGCTCGCTTCGTAGGAGCCCGGAGTCTGGTCGTCCTCGATGAAAACACCGTGGCGGGTGTTGGTTTTGCTCCATACATTATCGAGGCGCCAACCGTTCGACAGGTCACCGTTGACATTCGGCCCGATGCGGATGCCATCGTTTCCCATACGGGTGACCACGACGTTTCGCACCCAGTTGTTAGGCGCTCCGATTCGAATACCGTCACCGCCGTTCCCGGCCTGTCCGTCGAGGTGAAAGTTCTCGAACCCACAATATCCCTCCCCACCCGAGGTCTTGAATGCCGGACCATTGAGCGTGCTCTTTTTCAGGAAGCACGTCGGGCCGATCAGTGTGGGGAACTCCTGAAACGGCGCGAGGTTATTTCCCATGCCGTAGATCACCACCGGCTTCGTGAGCGTGATCGTGGCGTCGAGTATGTAGGTGCCGAATGGCACGAGGATCAACCCACCGCGCGCAGGCAGCGCCGTTATAGCGGCCTGAATCGCAGCGGAATCGTCGGTGCTGCCGTCGCCTTTTGCTCCGTATGCCGGATCCTTGACGTTGATGAAACCGTTCAGCTTGAACACACTGCCAAGCGCTTTTGAGTTCGCCATGTCGTTCTCCTTATCTTTGTGCCCGCACCAGGACTTCGTCAGCATCTACGCTGCGGCTCGAACTGGTACGCGAAAATGTCGCGATCACAGGGGTCAGCAGGGACGATGCGGTAAGCGCCGCACTCATGGCTGAGCCGATCACTGCTCCGTTGCGATAGAACGTCGCAACGCCTGCGGTGGTGATCTCGATGCGCCACGTTTCGAATGTTCCAGCGACCGGGGCAACCGCTGTATCCTGTGCCGTAGCATCCACGTCTGCAGCGACTCCGACGAGCCACCAGTCGTCTGTGTCGGCTGCGGTATCGAACAGCACCCCGACCGCATCGGTCGCGTTACTGGTCAATACGTCACCGCCAGCCAGAGTGAACGGAATTTCCAGCGCTGAGACTTGATCTGTCAGGCCGACGAATACCGCGACGCTGGTTATTGCGCTGAGAGTCAAGCTGGTCTCAAATACCAATCCCGCCTTGTTCGCCTTCCAGTTCAGGCGTGACTGCAGTTGCACCCCATTCAGTGCCATGGTGGCGCCAGCGTCGTTCCCTGTGGTGAGTCTGATTACCCCACCTGCTTGGTCTGCGAGCACAATGGCCTGCCGGCATTCTGCGTCAGTTCCGATCAGGCTTTGCCATCTGTAGCCGTCGATCTCTTCGCCGAGAAAGTCGTCGCGGAGTTCAACCACGGAAGTAAGGCCGGGCCTGGTGTTGCCGAATCCGGTGACTATCCAGGTGCTGCCGGTGTATTCGACTGCACACCATTGCCCCGGCGCGAGTCGCAGCAGTCTGGTCGAGCCCACGACAACATTCAGGCTGAAGTTTCCAGTAGCGGCCTCGGTGCGTGCGATGACCATCTTGGCGCCGTTCCATGCCCCGGTAGTCGAAAGCGTTGCGGTGCGGTCAGCGGTAAGAGTCGTGGCCCATCTTGAGGTACGTTCGGAAGTCCCTACAGTCAAGGTCGCATCGGCGTCTCCCTTGTCTGCAGACATCGCCGCGATTTCCGCGGTAGGCAGGAAGCCATACATGAGCAGCACCCATGCCGCCGTTCCTGCGTCGTAGCCGACCATGCACCACTCTCCAGGCGCGCGGAGCGTCGCAAGTGATCCCACGGTGAGGGTGAAGTTGCCGGTGGCTCCAGAAGCCCGGACGACGATGAAACTGGCCCCCTCCTTGGCGTTAGACGTGGAAAGCGTTACGGTCTTGTTGCCGGTGAGAGCGGTATCCCACCTCTGTACCCGGCTGCTGGAGTTGTAGGTAAGCGTCGCGCTCGCATCCCCCGCGTCCTCGTTGATGGCACTGGCGATCTCCTGCAGGATGGCCTCGACCGTAGCGCCGACGTAGTAATCGCCAGCATCCGCAACCGATGTGCCGGATGCCGCTGCCGCTACCAGACTCACCGTCGGAACGGTGCTGTATGTATCAACCTCATCGCTGGCTGAGAGCGCATAGGTGAACGTGATACTGGTCGTGCTGGTCTCCGTGTAATCGTCGGTCAGGCGTTGCCGCAAGCCGTTCACGTAGACTCCGAGAGAGTTTGCCCCTGGCTGGTAGGTGGATACAGTGAACAGAGTTTGTCCGGCCGTTGCCACGCCAGATGTTTTAGTGATTGTGCCTGCGCTGGTGCGTCCGAAAGCAATGGAAGTGGTGTCTATCGTGATGGTGCCTGACGTTGTCACGATGAACATCGCGCCGCCGTTTGCGGACCCTCCGGTGTTGACGTATACCTGTGTTCCCTGAACGACATCCCGGTTGCCGTCGAAGTCGGGAGACCGCTCCCATGTGGAAGTGTCGGCGATGTAGATGCCGTTCTGGCTGGCCGTGGTCTGGTCCTTGACCAGCACCCGGTCGTCGGCAACGATTGCAACGCCGTCAATAGTCTGCTCGCCGGAGAGCGTGATGTTTGCCGTCGTCGCGGCCCGCACGGGGGCCTTGATGGCAAGCGATGAATTCGACGCGAAGCGCCGGTCAGTGGACGGAGATGTCATGGGTATGTCCTTGGTTCAAAAGCGGCACGAGCGCGGCCACCATCAGTTGAATGTCCTCATCATCGTCGTCAAGTTCGCGCTCCACGGAAGTCGTGAGTTCGCGCCTGCGTTGCCGGTCTCGCTGGCCACGGTAGAGCGTGCGCAACGCAAGGCCGCCGGCGCCTTCGCGAGGTGTTGCCGGCTGGTCGCCCTCCACTGTAATCGCGGGGGAGGTAAGCATCGGGGCCGCTGTTTCAACGTCGTCAGCAGTCAGGACGTGTGCTTGCCCCACGGCTGCGCTGGTCAGCGTTGGCGCTCCAGTCGCGATGTCATTCGCTAACAACTCGACGATTTCAGATAGAACCGGCGTTCCGAGTGTTGGCGTGCCTGTGGTAAGGTCATTCGCCAGTAGGACTTGTGTTTGCGCGATGACGGGAGCGGTAAGCGTTGGCGCTCCGGTTGCGAGGTCATCGGCAGTTAGGTCGTCGCTGGTATCCGCAGTGTAGGTAAGGATGATCTTCCCGACCGTGCCGTTGCCGCCCTTGACTACGCCCTCGCCAGATCCGCCCCCTCCGCCGCCGTTGCCGGAGATCGGCGCAATGCCGTTGGCCGTGCCTGAACCACCCACACCACCGATGCCGCCATTGGTCGTTCCGGCAACCCCGCCAGCGCCCCCAGCACCCGCTGTGCCGTTAGCGCCCGCACTACCCGAGGTCGTATCCCCACCGGAACCGCCGCCCCCACCGCCACCACCGGAGTTGTTGTTGACCCCATTGCCGCCGTTCCCGCCAGAGGTCTTGAGAGTAAACGTTCCGACGAACCCTGCAGCAGACGTGAGGACCGCAGTGCCGCCAGCCCCGCCGTTAGCCGCGCGAACCGCACCGAATGGCCCGCCCGGAACATTAAACGTGGTGGCGTCGATCCACCACGTATCGCCGCCAGTGGTCCCGTTGAGGCTTGTTACACCGACGCCAGCCGTGCCGACGAAATAGGTGTAGAGATTCCCCGGAACTACGACTAGCGCATCATTTCGAGCGTAGCCACCGCCAGCGCCGCCACCGCCGCCGTCAGAGTTGACGGAGTTCCCGCCGCCGCCGCCACCGGCCGCCCACATCTCGCGCTGGAGGCTCGTGACCCCAGCCGGACACTCCCATATCCCTTGCCCCGGGGTGACAAAGGTCTCGGTAGTCATGCGGCCAGCCTATAATCGCGCATGAATGCCTGCATCCGGGCTTCCAGCAATCCGTCGCCGTGGACACGGAAGCTGCATCCACGAAGCGCCCGCATGGTATTGAAGAAATCATCGGTCGATTGCAGCATCTGCTCGCTGGTCTCGAACGCGCGCCCTTCAACTTCGACCATGATGTGATAGTTCTTTTTCGTGTAGTGCTCGCCCGCCCACTGCTCGCCGTTTCGGTACGAGCAGTCCATGCCGTGAAGCTCAAACCCGGTAAACCCAAGCTCGCGAGCTACCACAATTGCCCGCATCCCCACATTGGTGCCGCCGCTCATCGTGCGGCCACCGGGAGACAGGTTGTCCACCAGCATGACCTGATTCCTGGCGTCGTCATCGGTGAACCCGTGCCACATCCACACGTTGCGCTGCGGCAGCAATACCTCGAACATCTTGGGGTGGCACTGCGAGTTGATGATGTAGGTCACGTCGGGATGCGAGTTGCGGACAAAGTTGACCTTGTGCTCTCGCGGATCTGTCTCGACGTGGTATCGCGGAATCACGCCTTTACCGATCAGGAAGTCGTGCGCGCCGCTGGTCGTCATCACCACATCGCACTTCTTCACATCGCGCCACGTATCGGCCAACGATGGGCCGAAACCACAGACTGCGACACTCCCGCTGATAATGCCGCTTGGCAGGCACGGCAAATAGCCGAATCTGCGAAGATTTGACCGCATCCTCGCAAGGCGTTCGTAGGCAGTGAGGGCCGTTTTGAACACGATGTTATGCCGGGTCTGGTATCGTGATACTGATTGCGTCCAGCGTGAACGTGTTACCGCTGGTCACGGCCTGCGATGCCGAAAGCGTCTGCCACGCCAGCAGTTCCGCTGTGGCGGAGTCCTTTACAATGGCCCAATGCGTAGCGGTTCCGGTTCCGGTAACAGCCCCGTCCGTGATCGCAGAGATAATGACGCGGCGACCACTTGACGCTCCATTCTCAGGAACACCGACTGTCGGCGGCGTTTTGTTGCCGAGCGTCACCGCAGCAACGTTGGCGTAATTCGTCGGTGCCGCCGAGCAGATGTGCAATACTTCAGTATTGTCGTCGATGTAATCGACGCCAAAATCCATTGCGTTGTCAGTCAGGAATGCCATCGTCTAACTCCTTGGTGTCACTGTCATCGTGCGTTCCCGCCCTTCCCGATCCGCCCACTTCACGTCGTAGGCAACGGGCTTTTGCGTGGGCATGTTCATTGGTTTCTCACGCTTCATCCTTGCCGCTTCCTCTTTCGCCGCCTGCGCCTCGCCTTGGGCCTTGGCGAGCTGCCCCTGCATTTCGTTCATCCGGGTTTCGGCGGCTTCCCGTTTCTTGCATTCGGCCATGTGCATGCCGTGCATTTCGGCTGCCTTGGCCTTGGCGTCCCTTGCCGCGTCTTGCGCTGCGCCCTGCGCTGCCTTGGCGATAACCGCTTCACCCTTTGCGCGGGACTCGCCTTCGATGGCCGATTGCAGCTTGCCCTCTGCGGAAACTCGGGCAGCTGTTTCCGTCTCAAGCCGCTGCTCGGCCTGCTGGCGAAACCGGTTCGCGGCGTCGATCTCCAGCCTGGCGCGGGCATTGACTTCGGCCTCGAAGTCGGCGAGCGGTTGCCTGAAGGATTCCGGCAGCGCTTTCAATACGCGGTCATTGGCGATCCGCATCCTTGCTCCAGCACTACCGCCGGTCAGTAGACTTTCAGCCATGAACGCTCCTATACTGTGCCGTGCGGACCGCGCTCGCCTTCATCGCCGTCAACGCCTTATTCATCGCCGTCAACGTCGTGGCTGCCGCTGTCGTCTGGCTGCTTGGGGCGATGGCGTTGCGTCTCATACCCGGAGCCGCCGACATGACGTGGCCGTGGTTCGCCATCGGAATCATCGCGGTTGCCAGTTCAATCCTGTTCGCAAGGTGGCTCATCGGCTTATTGCGGCCTCAAGGTCCGGGGCGCGCTCGGGAGTGAGTTCCCCCGGCTCCCACCACCACGACTGGTTGTAATCTTTCTCCGTGCGGCGGCGGATGCTCGACATGTAGCCCGGCGAAAGCCCTTCCATGACCTGCTGCCAGATCAGGTGATCCAAAGCAGCCTTCGTGTACCAGATGTTCCCGCCCGGCACGAAACCCTTCACGTCCTGCAAAGTCTGGGCGGCAAGATGCGTCTCCTTGCCTTCGAGTGCTTTCTTGGCGGCATTCATCGGCTGCACGAGCCCGAGCTCCAGGAGCGGCCCGATGGTGGGGCCGGATAGCGTTTCGACGATTCCCGAGCCGTAGCGCGTCTGATTCGTGCCGTAGAGAAAGTCGCCGTAGATTCCAAGCGCGCCGCCATAAACGAAAGCCGACCCCCAGAACTTCCACCAGTTCTCGTCCGCCATCGCGCGCGGATCTTTCCCGGACAACATTTCCCGCGTCTGCATGATCATCGCCCCGGCGAGAGTCGTTGACGCGATCAGGTAGGCCGTCATCGCCGCCTTTGAGGCGGGCGCGTCCTGATTGGCGACGGCATCCATACCCCTTTGCAGGTAGGCCCACGGGAAGGACTTGAATTGCAGGACCGACCTTGCAATCTCGCCTTTCACGGTCCCGCGCTGGAGGTCGCCGTAGAACATGGCGCGCTCGCGCCACCCAGGGGTGACGATGGCGAACTCGGATTCCGTGTTGACGGCGCCGAGCAGTTTGACGATAGCGTTGCGGCGGGCTGCTTGTGCCTCTCGCGGGCCTTCCGCTTGCCCGATGATGTTGGCGGCTTTCAGTTCGGCTTCGGTGATGCGGGCAATGCTCTCCGGCGTCAGCACGGCATCATTCCCGCCGCCCATGTCCTGCAACTTGGCGAGTCTCCACGTATTCCAGTCTGCTTCGGTAATCCCGTAGTTTCTGAGCGTGCGGATATCGGAGTCCTGCAGCTTCCCGAAGTCCACGCCCGCCTTGATCTGATCGCCGATCGCCGACATGAGCGAGAGGCCGAAAGCGCCTTTGCGTAGATCGTTGATGGCCTGCATGCCGGTGACGCGCATCACCGCGTTGGCAATCTTGCCGGTGAAGCCCTGACCCTGCCCGAGCCCCTCATAGATTCTCAGCAAGCCGGAGCGCACGGAGTCCAGCATCAACCCCTGCTGTTGCAGCAATCTCCTGTCGGCCTTGTTGAACGGGTTGAGGACGGACAGTTCCGTGCGCCACCGCTGAAACACCGGGAGGTCGTTCATGTGGGAAACGGCTTCCATCACCGGCTTGTCACCGAAAAGCGAAGCCAGAGCGGCGCCGCCGAGTTTCGCGGCGACGTTCAAGTTTGCGATGACGTCCGCGATCTTGGATACCGTCCGGTTAGCGGTAGGCGTCATGCGGCCGGCGGCGTAGTCGTAGAGCATGTCGAGCCTCACCGCCTGTCCTTCAAGGCTGGGCGTTTTGGTGGGTTCGGCTTTGGTCGCCGCCTTCAATGCCGCTTCCCGAAGCGTCTGGTAGGTGACGTTCGGATTCGGGCCGAAGTGCTCGATAAAGGCGATGTCGCGCGCCATCGTGCCGATGTGGCCGTGCAGGATTTCTACGGCTGTCCTGTCGCCGAACGTGTTCCAGTACTGGATGACGGAATCCGCGTCCTTGAAGTGAATCTGCCGGTGTTCGCCGTGACGGTTCGCCCGCTTCCCGGCCCCCGTGAATTGACCGGGCTCCGAGTTGGCGTGGCCGTTGGTGGCGATGGTGTCCCATGCCTTGCCCAGAAATTCCCTGACCCGCGCTTCCGGCCACGGCTGGCCCAGGTCGTCCACGTAGCGGGCACGGTCCAGCATGGGCAGCACGGAGTCCACCCACGCATCGCGTCCGGTCAAGGCAACGCGCTCCTGACTGTGGTGTTGCGGCATGCCCCAGTCGTCCAGCCTGCCGATGTCGCCCCCCGCTTCGTTGAACGTCGTGCGCGCTTCTTCAGCTACGTCGTGAAATGCCTTTGCGCCCTTGGCGGCCAGCGCATCCCCCGAGTTCTCGCCGCGGAGTTCGCGGACAAGGTTCAGCAGTTTCGTGCGGTTCTGAAAGAATCCCAGCCAGTCGTTGCCCAAGGCATCCCACGCCGGCAGGAGTTTCCGCAACAGGTTCGTTTTGTGGCCGTCAACGCGCTGCTCAAGGCTTTCGATATTCGTCCTGTAATCCCGCGCGATGGTGTTCTTGACGGCTTCCAGCGGTTTCAAGCCGCCGGCTGTCATACCGGCAACGTCAGCGGACCGCGCGCCGATCTTCACCACTTGCAGGTAAGCCTGTTTCGCGGCGACCTGCGCTTCATGGATAAGCTCATCGGCGGCGCGAGCGGCGGCGGCCTGGATCAGAGCATCGGCATTTTGGGGCGCGATCTGCGCGACCTTCCTGCCGGCGGTCACGTCAGCCGGCGACTTCCGGCCGGCCTTGATATCCAGAGCGGCCTTGTGGATGCGCGTGAAGATGGCATTGACTTCATCGTCGGTAAGCTGACGACCGGCGGCTTGAACCATGCGCGCGATGCAGTTGGCGTATCCGGCCATTACGCACCCCCGCCGATCATGCAGTTGGCGGCGACTTCAAACAGGCGCGCGTCGTCCTCGGCAAAGCGGGCCGCTTCTACGGAGTCGTCGAGGAATTGCCGGATCGTCTTCTTGACTGGTTGACCGTCAGCATCCTTACCGAGCGTCATTTCCACGTCAGGTTGTTCCGTGGCAATGCGCTGTGCCTCAGCCGCAACGGGGTCAATGGGTTCGCCTTCAAAGGCCGACGCCCGCGCCAGCTCCGGCTCACCGGGAGGAGTACCGGCTTGCCGGGTGGCCAGCGGGGCTTCGGGTTCGATCGGCGGCAGGTTTTCCTCAACCCTCACCCGTTCCGCCGCGGCAACGAGTTCCCGCGCTCGGATCTCGTTTTCCGCCATGCGGGGTGCGTCAGGCTCAACCCTCGCGGCGGGGAGGTCGGAGACTTCCACCGGCCGGTCCGTAGCAAGCTGGTCGATAGCCGTCCGCAGTCGCTGGACATGGGCCTCGATATCGGTCACGTCCACGGGTCTCCCGGGCATGGAATCGACGTTCAGGTGCTGCGCCTGCCGAAGCGCCGCTATGGCGTCTACGTCGCTAGGCTTCATGCCGATGCCCCATTCCCTCAACTGCCCCCATACCTTCGCGCCCTGCGCCCTCTGGGCAGGCGACAAGTGGGCAATTCCTCCGAAAGCCAATCCGAGAAGCACGTCGAGGGTCACCATCGACCAGTCGAACGCCTTGAAGTCCTCAGCGGCGGCGGTATCGGCGAGGATGAGTTCGGATGCTCCCCGCATCGCAACTCCCTGCGCGACGTTGAAACCTGCCCCGCCCAGAAACAGGCGCTGCCACAGGTTCTGCCCGAGAATCGGGAACCATATCCCCAGGCCGAGTCCGGCAGCTTGAGCGGCGCCAACGGCTTGAGCTTTTCCGGGACTCACGCCCTTTCGGACCACGTCCTCGGCCACGGCAAGCTGCGTCTGCCCCACGGTAAACCCGGGGGAAGCAATGACCATGGGCAAGGTCGCTGCCAGTTGGCCAACGATCTGCCCGGCAACCCCGACTTCGTTCGGCCGCGGCGTCCAGAAGTCAACGGCACGCCCGAAAGTCTCGTCGTGCTCGGCAAAATAGCGGTCTTGCGCCTCAGTGCCCCCACTCATTTTGTCGAGCAGGATGGGGGCGACGGAACCCAGCAGGTCCACCGCCCGCCCAGCTTTGGCTAAGGTCTGCATGGCGGTGAGACCAGCGCCCCGCCAGAAGCCGTCGAACGCGCCGGGCTCGAAGCTGGTGACCGGGCGATACCCGGAAAGCCTCTCAGCGGCTTCGTTTTCGTAGAGTTCGAGGCTCATTTCGGAATGGCCTCCACCATGGGCTTGCCCTCCCGTGTCCTGAACGGCGCTGCGGGAGAGAAATCAATCACGATGGGGCGTCCGTCTTTCCCGACCAGCACGCCATCCCCTGAAGTGAACACGTAGCGGCCATCGCCGACGTTCTGCACCGGGAGGTCGCGCACCCGCGACGCCGGCATGTCCTTCGACAAGGCGCCGGACTTTTCGAGGAGGTCGATGCGCTCTTTAACCCCATCCTTGAACTGCCCGTAGGTATGTCCCCACGGCAGGACGAAATTGCGGCCCTTGTAGCGATCGACGCCACCAGTCGCAAGTTTCATAGCGTCCTCGAACCGGCTGCGCTCCAAGACGCGGGTGTCCTTGTCCCCGGCTTCGGATGCCAGGGCCGCGTAGATCGCCTTTGAGGTCTGGTAGAAATCACTCCGCGCCTGCGGCATGCTGGAATACGCATCGCGCACGTAGCGGTCAAACTCCCTACGAAACTCAGTCTCGGCGGGCATCGGAATAAGTTTCCCGGTGTCCGGCTTCCCATCCTGCCGAGTCGGAGGATTCATGATCGACTGGCCTTTGAGGATCAGATCGGAAACCCGCTTGCCCTCGGGACTGCGCAAATCCTTCGCCGCGTAGACTCCGGCGATGGCCGTCACCGGATCGTCGGGGGCGATCTGGCGCATGATTGCGGAGTAGGCGTCACGATTTCCAACAGTGGCGGCGGCAAGGCCGGAGAAGTAATCCGACTTCGTCTTTGCCGGTGCGTCTTTCAGCGCGTCGCGCAGGAGCGTGGTTTCCTCCTTCGTCAACACGTTGAACGGCGCCTGATATTGCTGGCGCATGCCGCGCGCAATTTCTGCCCGCTGGGCAATGGCCGGCCCCAGTGTCGCGGGCTTGCCCATGTCCAATGGCTGCGTTTCAGCGAAGCCCTGCCGCACCGCGAAGGTGATCGGGTCTTCCCTCACCTGCTCTCGCTGGTTGTTATAGATCGTGCGAAGCCGCGACAGAATCGTGACATCGAATTTCGACGGGTCTTTACGGGCCTGCGCTTCGGCGTCCCTCAGCATCGCTTCCTGCTGAACGGGAGGCGCGCGGCGAAACTGCCCTGTCGCGTTGGCAACGGCCACCATTTGCCTCACTTGTGGCTCTAGCTCCGTCCCTTTTGCCGCAGTAATAAGCGGCGTCATCTGCTCAACGGTGGGCTCAAATCCTGCAAGCGTTGTCTGATTGACCTGGTTGATGGCTCTGTCGAGTTGTCGGATATGGCGGTCGTAAGCAGCCTGCCCGCGCCGCTCCAGCGTGTCCTGCTTGCTCAAAATCCTGCCAAGCAAAGCGTTCTTGCGGTTGTCGTCGAGCACCTTGTCCGAAGCGACGGCGGCCTCCAGAGCCTTCAATGCTTTCGGGTTGTCGCGCGCCTGCAGGAATGCAGAGTTGTAGCCATTCGTGAGCTGCTTCTGCGTGCCGTCCTCAACCGACTTCAGGACGGCCTTGGCTGTTACGGCATCGATGCCGTCCTTGTTCTGCTCGTAATACTGCTGCGCCATCTGGAAATTGTCGGTGGCCAACATCTGACCGATCACCGAGGTATGCACCTTCGATTCAGCTTTGAGCTTCTGATCCTGACGCCATTCCGGCGGGCGCGACGATCTTTCGGCCTCCTGGTCGATCAGCCCGAAGATGCGTTCGAGCGTCATGCCGATCGCGGGAGGATCGTTCCACCGTGAGACCGCGTTTCTCAGTTCAACATCGAGCGAACTGACGTAGGTCTGTTCGGCAAACTGCTCGTATTCCTTGTCGACGTGACGATAGACGGCCCCACGAAAGCGGCTGAAATTCTGCGCGGCGTGGGCGTCGAACAATTCCTTTGCACGCTCGCTTTTCAACCCTTGCTTCAGGAGGTTCGCGGCGTCCGTCAGTCTGGCGGTGTAATCCTTGACGAGCGGCGTCTTGATCGCGTCAGAACCTTTCTTTTGTAGAAATCCGTCTTTCTCCCCATAGGTCAGTTCCTGCTCAATGCGTCCGAATTCGTTGAGTGCGTCTTGAGCCAGCACCCGGCTTACCCGGTCCTCCTCGACTTTTTGAGCCCGGTAGATTTCGTCTCCGGCTTGATTCAACTGCTGGCTCACACGCACCAACGCAAGCCCCGGCGCTTCCTGCCCACCGGCAGGACGATACGAAACCACCCCGGTCTCGGGTCTCGGGGTCGGGCGTTCGCCCAGGGTCTCGGCAGTGGGAAGACGCGGCATGTTTACCCGAATCGCGGATCCGAAAGATCAGTAAACCGGCTGTCGTAAATCGAGCCGTCAAGAGCCGATGAACGGGTAGGCCCCCCCATCCCGTATTTCGCATAGAGCGATGCGCCTCCAGCACCAATCGTTCCTGCGGCCCCGATCATCCCAGCGCGGGCTTGAGCGTTCCCGGCATCAGCAATGCTGGACCCCTCGAACCTTGCTCCTTCCGCCCCCATTCTCAACCGCCTCGCCCGTTCCTCTCCCTGATAGATAGCGAGTCCGGCCCGGTACTCACCCTCACCCGCGATGTCGGAAATGATGTTCTCGATACTTTCGCTGGAAGCGTCGGCACCGCTGGCCGCAGAAACAGCCAGAGCACGGGAGGCAACGAGCTGAGCACGCCTGCGTTCCTCCAGAGCCCTGCGTTGCGCCGCGGCCTGTTCCTGCCCGGCGGCGCTTTCCATCTGGGCCGCTTCGTAGTTTTTCGCGACCTGTAGTTGAGCGGCCTGCTGCTTCTGGGCCTTGGCGGCCTTCGCCTGACCCACGGCGCCCAGAACAGCACTGGCAATACTTATTGCAATGCCTGCCCAAGCCATTCCCAAACTCCTTGACCAATCGGGTGAAACCCCAGGTGCAGCAACAGCACTTCCGAGCCCGTGATTTCAGGATCGGCGTAAGCCAGTATCGGCATGCCGTGTTCCGAAGCCATGTCCATGATCTGCCGCGCGCACTTGATTAACGTGCGCTTGTGGCGATTCATTTCCATGCGGGCTTTATCGGACACCCCGGCAAAAAGCACGAGCTTCCCCTGCTGCGGGTAGTAGCCCGTGACTCCAAGCACTTCATCATCCTCGATCACCGCGAGCACTCGCGAGGTGCGCGGCAGCGGAGCCCTGTGCAGCTCGTCGATCATTTCGGCGGTGGCCGGAACGATGTCAGGCATACCACTCTCCAGAAACAACAGCGGCGAGAATCGTGCAGGGCCTCGGGGCCGAAGCCTTCATGCACAGCCTGGAATCCACCGACCACTTGCCCGGAAACGTCATCGGCGGCTGTTTGTAACTCGAATAAATCGTGTCCTCCGCAACCTCCGCCTCGTCCTTCGTCAAAGGCAGGTAGTCCATTTCCGAGTCGGTGAGGCTGGGGCCAACTTTCAGGCCCCGCATGTGGGTATCGGCGAGGATCAGGCCGACGTGATCAATGCGGCCGTCCAGCGCCAGTGTTCTTCCCAGCTGCGCCGTTTCGTATTCTCCGTCGTAGGGAAGTCCAACCACTCCTGTCGTCGCCGAATAACTCGACCCGTCATTAGTGAGAGTGATCGAACCACTGGCAACCGTGAAGGTCGCTATCTCATCGTCGCTATCTCTCAAACACTTGCCATCCGCCCATACGACGACGCTTTCACCTTCAAGATGCGAGAGCCCGGAGACCGTCGCCGCCGCGGATTGCGTGAACGTGACGAACGCATCCGCCTGCTTGTTCAAAGTCCCGCCGACACACTCGGATTCCATCGCCAACTTTTCAAAGTAGTGGACGGTGGCGCCGTTGATGGTTCTGGCGACGGAGTAGTAAACACGATCTTCGTCATCCCCGTCCTCACCGGGGAGAATCACCACGTCCTCCACATCCCCATCGGTTTCAACGGTGAGCCAGCACAGGACGTTCTCCAGCTTGTCGTAGACCAGGACTCCTGCTACCCCATCGGAGCGCACGCAATGCAGCCTGGTATCCGGTTGCCTTTGAATGGCCATGCGTCCTATGGACGGCTTCCCGATTTCAGGGACCAGTTGCGTCAGGTCGGTGGAGTTGTAATCGTAGATTTCAGGGTTGAACGCCAATTCGAACACCCGCGTTCCTCCACGCTGCACGTACATGCCCTTCGAATCGAGGCTCACCGCTGCCACGGCGGCAGAGCCCTGACTGGAGGCAGGTTTGATGTTGAAATTGGACGGGGTAAGAGGTTCATCGAAAGCCGTAGACCGGACCGAAAACTCAGCGCCCTGGGCGCCGAGAATCAATCTTTGCAGCGGCAGTATCCAGTTGACGACATCTACCGGACCAGACCCGATGATTCTTTTGATCGGCCCGGAATCTCCTTCGGTGTTTCCATCAAACGACGCGAAGGCGTCGGACACGGAAAGCCAGACCCCGTTTTTCCCGGCCCATCCCAGCCTGCCTTCGTAGAAGGCAACCGAGGTCGGCCAGCCCCGTGAATCCGACCACGCGCCTTCCGCCCAGTCATCGGCGGCAGTCGTCCCGCCGAGGTCGTTCAGAACTTCGGCGGCAACAACGGTTGAACTGGTAAAAGCGGTGATCCTTACCACGCCGTCAATCGACCCCTGTGCATAAGAGAGCGTTGCAATGATCGTCCCGGATGAGTAGTTCCCGGTCTTCACCCCGATGCGATACCACGCTATCTGATTGTCGAGTCCATCGTCATAGGTCGTCGTCGTGTCGACGGTATAGTTCTGGACATCCGTCCACGGCCCGGAATCGGAGTCGAAGGACCGCTGCAATGTGACCGTAGAACTCGTGCCGGTAAGACCCGATAGCGTGATCGTGAAAACCCGCGTGCTGTCGACCCCGGTTACTCGTATGGCGTCGGTAAACGTGTTCTGGGCGGTGATGGACTGCGTGACAGACTGACCTTGGGGGGTGATCCTCCACAACGCTCCAACATGGGCGCTGCGGAACAAAGCCGCGGAAGCAGTCAGTGTGATGTTTCCGACAATCGCGCTCGGCGTGATCGTGATGGGGCCGGTATTTGCGCTGCGGAAAGGGCCGTCCTCCGGCTGATACAGAACGATCGACCACGACCTTGCGGCCCTGCGCTCGACTTTTCTCTGCTGGTAATCCTCGCAGGCAAGAAACACCACGTCGCCTGACTGATCGGCTCGGATATTCCCCAAATCAGCGGTAGCGTATGGCGAGGTCAGCGAGACCGTGCCCGAAGATTCGACGTTGCAGGAATCAACCAGAACCTGCCTCTCAAGACGATTCAGGAACCGGATGTTGAAATTACCGGTGGGCGTAAAGGCGAGTGAGTGCGACCCCGTGCCGAGTTCGGTTTCGTTGATGTAGGAGTCGTCCGACGTGCTGGTGCCGACTCTCAGTACGACGGGACCGCGCTGAATCACGATACGCAGGGCATGCTCGTCGCCTTGATCTGCCGCCGCTACGGTCACCGTCTGGTCGCGGATCGCCGCGGAACTGCCGTCCCCGGTAAGCCCCATGTACCCACCGGCTACCCATACGGAAGCCGCGCTGCCTTCGTCGTTATCCGTCCAGTTGTCGAGGTTGGCGTCGAATCCGCCGTTGGTCGCAACACTTGAAACTGACCCGCGAGTCAGCAGGACGTCATCGATCCAGATCCGCAAGGCCGAGTCGGTGAATTCGAGAACGGCAGTGTCATCCGTGCGCTTGACGAATGGAATGGACTTCGGAGCCCCGAGATGGGTTCCGATATAGCCGAGACCGGTTCTCAGCATCATCGACCCCAAAGTCCTTGGCATCCAGTTCGACATAGTTTCAGCGGAAAACGCCATCCGCTTGAGGTCCACACGAGCCAGAGCCAGCGGGGAGATGAGCCCACGGTTGAACGCAACGAGTTCGAGGCGTTCACGGGGCACGATTACCCCGTCAAATCGTTTCGATTGCCGCGGTCGCCCCTCGGTCCCCCATACCTGGCCCGGTTCCAGCTACCCGGAGGAGGGGTACGGGAGGGCTGCGTCATAGCGGCCCGGGACTTCGCAATTTTCAGCCGGCGCCCGAGCTCACCGCCGTCGACCTTTCCTTGGGCGCCGAGCAGGAATTGAACCCTGGCCTTGTCGCTGGTGAGATCGAATATGACCTTGGACGCAAAGTAGGCGTCCACGTAGTCACAGAACGTCGCCGGCCAGTTGGCGAGGTCGCCGCCGTAGTCCGCGTCATCGGAAACAAACTTGACGTAGATCAGGTCAAGGTCGGCGTACCAGTAGTCCAGTTCATCAGCGTATGCCCTGAGAGGAGCGTTGAAAAACTCGTCCGAGCACAACGCGGAAGTCAAAACCCAGTCGGTGGGCTTCTGAAATCCCCGCGTGTAGCCGAAGTCCGGTTCGATATCGGGGTCGTAGTCGATGCGCTGGGTACGCATCGCAAACTGCCATTGGCCTTGCTCAAGGCAGTACCGAGTGCCGTTGGAATCCCACACCCGGTCGAGAAGTCTCCGGCGCTTGCCTTCCTCTGTAAGGGAGGCAAGGGATGCCTCCCCCGCCAGCATCAAGGCATTGTTGTAGATGGCAAGGCGCGACGTTCCCATCTACCGTCTCAGGGCGCCTTCGTAATTCTTGAGCCACGCCGCGGCCTCATCCCTGGTTTTGCACCCATTCTGCAGCATCTGGGAGTCCGAGAGGCGGATCACCGCGAACCTGTGGCGCGGCCCTTTCCACTCAACTTTGTGTTCGAGGGAGGAAACCGGGGCGTCAGTGTTGACATCAACCGCAATGACCCTATCAAGAACGACCTGGGCATAATTGCTCTCGCTGAAAAGCACGACGAGATACGCAACCCAGGTGGCGTCGTCCGGCCGGATTTCGACGTGATCGAACGGCT